TCCTTGTTCTTCAGATATGGGAACATCTGATGAGCAAGTTTCTGCGCCTCACCCTTTTGCGTCAGGAACTGCGCTCGGGCTGGGATGTCATCATCAAGGGTCTTCTCCGCGTTGCGGAGGATCGCCTTGAGTTCTGGCCTGCCCAGCACGGTATCACCCACGCGGACAGGTTCAAAGTCATCCCGGTCAAGTTGCTCTTGAGCAAAGCGTTTCGCTTCCTTCGCTTGATCTCTCAAGGTCTGGAGCGACAGGAAGTCCTCAATCTGCGCTAGCGGCACGTTGCTGGGCAACGGCTGGGCGGGTACAGGTTGGGCGGCTTGCTCGGGTTGGCTGGCCTTTTGGGCCAACTGCGCCTGCAAGGCCGCTACTTCGGCTTCCAAAGCTCTGCGCTTGGCAATCTCTTTCCCGATACGCTTCTCTATCTTCTTCTCGGTCTTGGCGTCTTCGGTGGAATCGTCTTGAGAAGGAACGTCGGCCTCACCTTCGGGCGTTTCCGCCTGCTGGCTTGGCTCGGCAGACTCGGCGGTAGCCTCATCTGGGTTGGCTGAATCGTTTGGCGTTTGGTCCCTCGCCGGAGCAGCCTGTTCAGCCTGTCGCTGGGCCTTCGCGTTTTCCGCCTCCATGTTGAGGAGACGTTGCGCGGCTTGCGCGACACTCAAGTTGCTCTTTTTAGGGGCATCATTTTTTGCCTCCGTGGCCGGAGCCACATCAGCGGGCTGTGAAGGAGCCGTTTCAACTGTTTCGTTAGGCATGGGTTTAAGTCCCAAGAACTTTTGGGCATGGGTTTGAGTCCCAAGAACTACCTGGCGGGTGCCAAGTGACGCTACGGGTGCGAATCGCACACCCGTATGTCAACAGGAATTATTAGCGGCGCTGTTGGCCGCAGTAATAATCCTTATCCAGCCCGTTGCTCGGCGTCGATTTCCGCCTGCTGCATCTGCTGCTGCACGAAGTCATCGTACAGTCCGATGATCTGCGAGTACGCCCGCAGTTCACCCGTGGCGGCGAGCGTCATCCGCTCGTCCTTCACCACGGCGTCAGCGCAGAGGTCGATCATCGTGGAGTGCTGCATCTCGCGCAGCTCCTCCACGAAATCCTGGAAGGCATCGTTACCAATCAGACGGAACATCGCCTGACGCAGCCGGCCAAACTTCTCGGCTGACGTCAGATTCGGGTCGCGGCGTTTCTTCATGTGCTAGTGGTGGTGGGCATCGGCCCAGGCATCTGCGCTCCGAGGCGTCCAATGACAGCGTTCTGTTGCTGCTGGAGCTGGAACTGGTACTGCTTGGCCCTCGCCTCCAGACGTTCGCGGAACGGTTGATCCTGTTGAAACCTCTGCTGAACATCGGGCTGTTGCAGGTATTGCTGGATGACTTGGAGGCCGATCTGCGGCGGGGTGCCGGGCTTGATGTTCTTCGGGATGCCCGCGAAGATCTGCGCCAGATCCTGCTGCTCGTCCTGCACGATCTGTTGCTGGCCTTGCTGCGCGGGACGGATGATGCGCTCGGCAATGTTCGGGTCGATGGTGGACACAAACGCGGTGCAGAGGGCGGACCAGTCGATGACGCCTTCGCGGTCGAGCGACTGCGCGGCTTGGATGATCGCCGTCCACTTCTCGCTCATGCGCTTGAAGTCCGGCGACTGCACATCCCACGCGAGATAGAAGTCGAACTCCTCATTCACGTCGCCCTTGCTGAAGAGCTGGAAGTTCGGATCTTTGACGCCCATCACGCGGAACGTGACCTGATCCATGCCGTACTGCTTGTAGAGCTTCCACACTTGGCGGAAGGTCTTGGCAAGGCAGCCAAGGAACTTATCGACCTCAAACTGGTTGTAGATCGGGTCGATGGCGGGATCGCCTTCGCGGCTGGCAAAGCCGTTGTACTCCTTGAACGAAGTCTCAAGCAGTTGCTCGGACTTGTCCGTGTTCATGTCCGGTATCGGACGGTCGGCGTAGTGATACTCGTTCGGACGCCGCTCCGAGATCATCGCACCTGGACCCCAACGACCCGGCGGGCGGCCTTGCGGGTAGCAGATGGGAGGAAGGATGCCGAGGGAGGCGGCGTCGATGCGGGAGTCCTTGTGCGCCTTGATCTGATCCTGCCACGGCTTGCCCGGCTCGGGCAGACCACGGGAGTCATGCAGCTTGCGGCTCAAGTACTCGCGCCTGTACAAAACAAATGGATACTCGCCGTGGGCGTAGCCGAGCAGGCCGGTCTTCGCGCAACCATCGTGATTCTGGTCGGGCGGCAGCATCGGGTTGAACACCGTGCAGTAGATGCCAGGCGTGCCGTCCTCGTCCGACAACCGCTGGTAGGCGTAGACCACGCCAATGCGGTCGGTGAACCGCTGTTGCGTGTACACAAACGAGCGGGAGATCGGCTGCATGTACTCGCTGGGAGACATGCTGATGAGTTTGCCGCGTACCTTCTGGATGGCGGCTTCCACCCACTGCTCATCCCAACCGTCCGTATTGACCATCGACCGCAGTTGCTCGGCGGTGAAGTACTCCACGCGATAGATACCGGGAGCCCGCTCCAGATCCGTGGAGAACGACGGGATGAAGACGTGCTCGTCCAGGTTGAACGCACGGATGACGGGATACGAACGCTCGGGCCCATCCATCGGCACCGTGGTCTCGCCCTTATCACGCAATTCACGCAGCATACGGGCGGCCTTGTCTTTCGAGGCGCCGTACTGCTCTTGGAAGATCGCCTTCAAATCATCGGCGGCGCTCTTGTCCTCAATCAGCGCCACGATGTCGATGTGGAGGAACTGCTGCTGGAGATCCTGCACGCGGACATTGACCAGCACCTTCTCGCGCCGCTTTTCCCAGAACTGACCCATGACGGCGACGCCTTTCTCGTTCATGTAGTTGGAGCACATCTCGACTTCGCGCTCCACTTCCGGGATCTGCGTGTGGATCAGCCAACGCATGAAATTGCTGACAAGCTGGCTACGGGCGCCGTCCTCCGCACCCACGGGTACGGCGGTCAGGTTGGCCCGCTTGAACGCCATGCACTCCATGGCGACCTTCTTGTTGATGATGTTATCGACAAGGAAGACGCGGAGGTCACTGGCGCCATCCCACGGCGTCGGGCTGCTCTTGCTGCCCTCGCGGGAGTGTTTCTTCCCGTCAGCGGACTGTCCGTTCCAGATGGCGTACCGCGTCTCGTAGTTCAGCCGGCATTGGTCGATGAACGGCTGATTATCGCGCACGCAGTCCTCGAACGCCTTCTTGAGAAGGTTGAAGTCCGGCCCCTTGTTCTCGGGAGGAGCTAACTGGAGACCGGGATCAGGGGGAACGGAGGTGGCGTTGCCGTCAATGGAACTCATGGGCTTTGATAAGCGCACCTAATGGGCGCAATAACAAAGGTGGCAAGCAATCAATAGCTCCAAGTGCGGTCATCTACCTGTTCGGCGGCGTGCGGGTCCACGAAGCTACAATTAGACACGCAGAGATAGCGCAGGCAGTCAATGGGGTCTTTTGTCGCCTCATCCTTGCCGCCTTTGGCCGTGTATTCCTGCAAGGAGTAAATGAGGTTCTGACAGCGGTCGCTGATGTAGAGCTTCGGAGCGTTTAGCGCGGAAAGCGGCTTTTTCTCGTCGTAGGACAAAAGCCCGTTGATGAGCTGGAGGCCGTTTTCGATCTCCACACCTGGGGCGGGGTGGAAAACCATGCCCGCCGAGTCCAACTCGCTTATGATGGTGGTGGCGCCTTCGGCTGACTGCTTTTCCGCCGCACCGAGACGCGGGTCGATGAACCGCTCGAAGACCGTTTCCCCCTGCTCGCAGTGCTTGATGAGTTCAACGTAGTCGTTGATGCCTTTCTTACTGCCTTTTTGGGCGGGACCGGCTTTTCCTTCGGGTCCGCTTCCGGGCAAGGCCCAATCGTCGTAGTCGGGCCACTCTCGGTAGACCCACCATGTGCCGGCGGCGTCGATGGCGACCCAGAGCATGAACCAGTTTTTTGATCCTGCCGGGTCCAATGCCATGTAACGTGTGACGTTGTAGTCCACGTTGTTTGTCCACGGCATCTTTTCGTGAGGTATGACATTAACGTCCTTATTGAAGCCAGGAAAGACGCTAGTGATGCTTTTGGTGGGTACGCCATATGCACGGGCCAATACTTCGTCCTTTGATCGACCGAGCAACTTGTTTCGGAAGTCGGAGGTGTCGATGAAAGCGTTATCCTCGGTCCAAAAATAATAGATAATAGTCCCCGGTCGGGAAAGGGACTCTTGCACGACTGGTAGCTCTCGACCCACCAGCGGGGCAAATCGCTTTTCAACGGTACGAGTTTTCCCGAGGATGTCCTGAACCAGAGGTGTCCAGCCTGTGAGAGTAGTAAACGTGAGGATGATGCGTCCATGGAAGTCCGTGGTCCGGTACTGGAGCGTCTCGAACATCTTTTGCGGGCACTCTTCGTCGCACCAGATCAGATGGGCGCGATAGCCTTCCGCTACCTGCGCGTCAGCTTGGTAACTGCGGTAGTTGCTAAACTTAATGCTGCCACCACGGCGGAAACCAGCAACAGGAGGCAGGATACAGATGTTATCAGTAAAACCGTTCTTCTGGGAGTACTGGACACTGTGATTGAGCCCTTTCTTGGTCGGTAGATTGCGGATGCCCTGCGGGAGAGCGTCCCAGACCATTCGCTGCTGGTCTTCGATGCTCCTGTCCTCATTGACGTGATAGGCACGGACCTCTGCGCCTGGGATCGTACCCGCCGCCCACACGCAAAGGCGGCTGGCGATCATGGATTTCGAGGAGTTGTGGTGAATTACGCCTGCTACCTCGTAGTTACCGTAGGAGGGAACAGTCATATCCCACTTGACTTCTATTCCCGCTGATCTGATACCAGTGACGTATGCCACGCCATAATGCGATTGAGTATCCTGTTCAGAAGATTCGCGATTGGATTGCTGAAGGCCAGACACAGCAACAGATCGCTTCACACCTTCAGCAAACGCTGGATGGTCGCATAACGCCAAAATTGGTTTACAAGGTTTGCAAGAAGCATGGCATTCAATGCCAGCGAACAGGTCCGCGACCCGGCGAAGGTCATCCAGAGTGGCAAGGCGGTAGAATCTTTTCCAGACTGGGATACGTGAAAGTATTCTGCCCAGAGCACCCAACTTGCGTTGCTGTAAATCAAAAGCGAGCTGCGCGAGCCAACGGCGGGTATTTTCGGAAGCAGAAGTACGTATGGGAAC